TGGGAATAACAGAAACGGATTTATCTTCATTGATTCTCTCAATGTAATCCCAGTCTTGAATTGTTTTTTTAGAGTATATGACTGTCATTATAGTTCCGCCGATACTGAATAAACTCCGCTGAAAGCGTAAGCCCCGCCAAGTGCCGTGTTTGTGATTTGCGCTTCTCCACCTTGTATTGTATTTCTAACCACAGAATATGCAGAAACATTGTTTACAGTCGGTGCAGTAATGAAAGTAATTGTGGGGGCTACTCTCGTAGTGACTTTCCATAATGCCTGATTTCCAGTAACACCACCAATAGTGTTGTAGGCTTCAATGTAAAAATCATTTAGTTGATAATATCTTTGGCACATAGCCAATTCGCCTTGAATACTTCCACCGCTTGCAGTCTGGAACGGTGTGGCCTTTGCCCCGTATTCCCATTGCAAGCCCCATATATCAAAAGTATTTGTTTGAATACCTAAAGTGCCAGTTCGAGAATCAAAAGAACTTCCTGCCGATACCCACATTTCACACCACATTGAAGATGTATTATCTGTAGTGCCAATAGTTTTGCCGCTAATTGAAGGCACATTGACTGTGACTGAATAACGCGCCCAAGATGTTGAAAGGGTAACCTGTCCGATATAAGTATTTACATTTGCGGACGGACTGCCGCCTGTTCCAAAAGATTGGACTAATTCGATAGCAATTTTTGGTGTGCCGCTTGCTGCTTTAGCCCAAAAAGAATAAGTAGTGGTTTGGCCAGCAAAATTGCGTACATTTTCTAGCATACTTCTATAACGTGAAAATGCGGTTGTAAGGGTTTGCGCAGTTGTAACAATTCGTGCGTAATTTTTGGCTTCATATCCTGCTACTGGTGCAGTTCCTGGCGTAAAAGTTTGTGCAGAATAAGTAACTGTGCCGTCAGATGTTGTAAAGTATTGGCGGTCAAAACCATAAGTTCCGCTAGTTGTTGAAGATGTAAATGCTCTTTGGTTTATTGTGCAGTCACCATTGATTAACTTATTTTTCCCCGCTTGGCCAAAGCCTGAGTTCCATAAGGAAGTGTCAATGGCATCACCCAGAGTGCGGATAGCCTGTGCCCCGTCTTTAACAAGACTTGTGTTATCGGGTTCTGACCATAAATAGTTCGTTGAGCTCGCCATAGTTCTTCCTATTCTACCTTATCGAGTGTAAATATATACGACTGCACTAGATGCAGTTGATCCTGTGCCACCGTTACCTGCTCCGAATCCTCCATTGTATGCACCACCACCGCCACCACCGCCACCGTTACCAGTCCCAGTTGAAGATGTTGCATTAAAACCATTCACTACACCATCTTGGAAAGCATTTCCACCATTGCCCCCATAAGGTGTTGCACCAGTACCACCTGTAGCTGAGAGTGTTGCTTTCGCACCACCACCGCCACCACCGCCACCGTTGCCTGCGCCAAAATTAGTAGGCAATCCTATATTTGTGGGTAGGACTAATAAATCGCCATTACCATAAGCAAGACCATTATTGCCATCGCCATTAGTAGTTTTAGTCGCACCACCAGTACCACCTGCTGTACCGCTTGCGCTTGTGTAATAACTTACAGAACCGTCTCTAGAATACAAGCCACCTGGTGTTCCACCTGTTGAACCGCTGGCATTTGTACCTGAACTAACTGTGATGAGTGAGCCAAAACTGACACGCTTAGTTCCTGAGAAATCAAGATTGACCGCATAAGTAGCCCCAGGTGTGACATTGTAATTCCAGAATGCAGCTGCTCCAGCTCCACCGCCACCACCGCCACCCGCCCCGCCGTTAGTGCTGGCTGAGTTAGATCCATTAGCACCATCACCACCATAACCTTTAGCCAAAACGCATATCTGACTAACACCAGTTGGAACAGTGTAAGTAGTAGTGCCAGCAGTAACAATGGTCTGACCAAGCGCGTAGTTCCCGTAGGCGATTGGAAGGCTGAACTTAGCTGGTGAAAGATTAAGAGTTAGATCAACATAAGAAGGATTAGATTTAAGGCTGTAACCCTCAACAAAACCTTTGAAAGTGCCACTAAACATATTGGCAGGCAGGTTAGTAATTTGAATAGGTTGCCCAAAGAATGAATTGATGAGTGCATCTCTGGTAGTTGAATCCATATTGGCGTTATCAAGTCTGAAAGTAATGGACTGAAACTGAGCAAAAGGATTGGCTCGCAGGGATAGTTCTCTAGTACCCACAGCTGTGATATCAGTTAGATTTTTGATGTTGCTATCTACAGAGTTTTGATACAGGCCATAAGTAGCAATGGATGTGCTATCTGTCGTGCTGTAAGTAGAACCATAAGCTGCGCCATATTTATAGATAAGGCTATTACGAATCTTGGCTACTTGGGTGACAGATTTGATAGTGCTAGGAATGGCATAAGTTCCATTGATTTGCGTGTAGCCATAAGTATTGACATAGATTTCTCGATGATCTGAATCATCATAATTAACAAGTCCATATTTGTTTTCATATATTTGGCCTAGTGCGCTGGTAGCAATCTGGTCTGCCAAAACATCTGCTTTAGGCGTACCAGCTGCGACAGAAATCATGGTGTATGTGCCTGAATCTACAGTACCTAGATAAGTCTCAGCATTAGCCCAAGTGACAGTAGCAGGATAGGTAGCCCATGTAAGAGTTGGGGTGACTTGATTCCAATTAAGGTTAAGAGCTGCACCAAGAATGGTTGCAATTTGTGTTCCATCTAGGCCTTCAGCCAAAGCATCGGTAAAAACATATTTAGTCAGTTTAGCCAGAGAACCTGCTGCAAGAACTGTGCCTACAGTCAAATAACCTGACTCGTCTGGACTTCTTACGCCAATGTTAAAGTCAGTAACTTCCCCACCAAATACAGTTACATAAGTACCCGCTGAGTTCTTAAGTTCTAATAGAACACTCTCGCCAATATCAATAGTAAAGGCAGTATCAGAAGTGTTAATTATCTGTATTTGAGAATAACCTGCATTAGGCTGACGATCTATGTCTGTTCTTCCGCTAGTAAAACTAACATCTATAACAGTTGTATAAACATCATCACCTACTGTGATGCGCCATGAAGGAACCCATGCTGGCATTAGTAAGCCCCGCCACGCAAGGTTCCGCGATCTACTGCATCTTGCAGAACTTGATTGACTGCCTCAGCAATAGCGTTAGGGTCTCCAATGCCTGTATTAACATTGATAATGACACCTCTAGGGATTTGGCCTTCTCCTGCACCTGCACCTGCGCCTGAGCCAGCAACAGCTGCCATAGCTCCTGAGAAACCATCACCGCCGTTGCTAGGAATAGTTGTAGCAGTTGCACTTGGCATCTGTGGGACATTCATTTGACCCAAGAGGCGAATGGCCTCATTAAGATTATCAAGGTTAATCAAATCTTTAGGTGCTATAGAGTCAAGGATTGACTTAATATCAGCCAGTTTAAGATTCTGATTCTCTAAAGCCCCAAGAATAAGAAGGTCTTTATTTAGCTTATTAGTAGCAGCAGTGATTGCTGCTTCATCTTTAGAAGCAATAGCATCTTCCAAAGCAAGCATATCTTGCTTAACACGCAAGCGAGCCATATCGTTTGTAATGGCTAGGAGTTGAGCAGAATTAGTTACTTTTCCTAATTGATCTGCTTGGTTAATCATTGCTGCATTAAGTTGGATTTTGTCCAAATCAAATACATCAGTGCCTTTATTAAGGGCTAAGTTAGCTTTGTCAAGGATTGCCTGAGACTTTTTATCTTTTGTAATTTTTGCTTGAGCTGCTGCTTGGGCTTGAGTTTGCTTAGTAATTGCTTTGGCAGTGCTGACTTGACCAGAGACAGTCATGGAAATGTTTCCCATGCCTCCTGGAATAATGCCTTGCTTGAAAAGGCTCTTATCTAGCAGTTTGTTTAATTGACCTAAAAGGAAGATTGTTCCAACTACTGCTGTTGTAATAGGAGCAAAGGCAGCAGCAACAGCAATGCCAATAACCACGAAAAGTGGCTTCAATTCTTTAAGTTTGTCAATCAATCCACCAACATTTTTAAGAGTATCAGCAATGCCTGTAGCCAGCTTTTCAATTCCCGCTGCTGCTCCAGCGGATGAACCAGTGCCACCAATGGCAGTTAATGCATCTAATAATCCTGTTCCAATTATCTCTTTGGCATTGTTAGCAGCTACTGCAAGTTTATCTATTGAACCTTGATAACCACTTGCTGCTGCTGTAGCAGAGCCAGCAAAGGTGACAGATAACTGATCTGTAATCTCCTTAAAAGACTTAGTCTTAAGGTCTGCCTTAGATATGCCTACACCTAGTTTAGATAGTGCTGTGTTATTTCCTAAATATGCTTTACTTAATGCTTTTGAGACTGCCTGTAAGTCAAGACCATTAGCTGAACTGACATCCATCGCAATGCCCATAAGTCTTTGAGACTCTGCAGTATCGCGTGTAGCAACTGCCAGAATCTGATAAGCAGGGCGAAGTTTGTCATCAACTACACCGAACTCAGTCTGAAGTCGTTGGATGTAACCTTCTGAAGTAGCGGCATCCCGACCTAAACCAACATTGTTAAGAGCTATAGATAATTGTTTTTGAGCATTTAGATCAGCAGCAGCTGCTTTTATTGAAGCCTTGCTGTATGCAAGAATCGCTGCTGTGCCTAAAGTACGAGTAAGAGTTCTACCAAGACTTTGAGCTGATTTTTCTAGTTTCTGTGTAGCCTTTTCAGCATTGCTAAAGGCTTTTTTGCCAGTGAACTCCGCTGCGACATCAATCAAAATAGTCATGCTGTTGCCTTCTTAAAGTCGCTGTTGGCCTTTTCAATAGCTCTTAGAACGCCATCTCTTGCTGCGCCTCTATCTTCATCATAGGCACGAAAGAGGACAGCCCCTTGCTCTTTACCTTGACCCTTAAACTCTGATGCATATTTGCTTCTTTGGTTCTTGACAAATCGGCTATTAGGAGTCTTACGCCCCATAGTTTCATATATTGCACCAGCTGCAGTCTTATTCAATAAACGCGCTAATGATCTAAAGCCTTTGGAGTTAGCCTTAGATGGAGTGGTTTTATATGAGATGCCAGATTTAACTGCTCTAGAATCGAACATTGGAAACTTGCCAGTGTAATTATCGCGTGTGCGCCATCCGCTAAGGATTGAGCCGTTATCTGGCACATACCCTTTAGCGACCTTCACAACAGGTTTTAAGGCTGTTGCAATTTCTTTTGGCATCTGCTTAGCCAAGTCGGGCGTATAGGCGCGTAGAGCCTTGCGGAGTTCAATACCGCCCTTTACGCTTACTGGCATCTTGAATCTCCTTTGCTTCATCTTTGAGACCCTGCAACAAGGCTTGAAGCATTATTGGGTCTAACTCTATTAACTGCTGTGGCGCAAGCCCCAACCTAATGCTTAGCCTAGCGATTAGGTAAGTGAATGGAAGGTCGCGCTTTAAGCTAAAGGGTCTGAGTCTAGTACCTCAACATTTTTAAGTGTCTCGATAAACTCAATCCCAAACGGCTTAACAGATTCACCTGATCTGCGTAGAACTTCCCATGCAATCCAATAGACATCCGACTGCTTCTCGTCATCACGAAAAGCCTTATGAAAACCCTTTTTAGCGTATTGCTCAAATGCATACTCCACTGCTGGAGTAATTTCACCCTCAACTACGCTTTCATCTGTTCGAACTATCTTAAGTTTTGCCATGGTTAGCCCCCTTGTTTAATTGTTTAGAATGAACCTGTAGTTGCTACTGCCACTGTTGAGTTAGCAGTAAATGTGATTGACTGAGTTCCAATATCGCCAACAGCACCATTGATGTCTGTTGTGTTATTGACTAGCAATGAAACAGTGTATAAAGGGTTAGTGGCAGAAACTGCTGTTCCTTTTGTCTGTAGGAATACAGCTGTGACTGTTGTTCCCCATGCAGCTTGAAGTGTTGCAAGAACATTCGCTGATGCTGTGTCATTAAGGAAGTCAATAGTGACAGTTGATGCTTCCAAGCCTTTAACAAACTTGTGTGCTGTGTCACCCATTGCAGTGACTTCTAGCTCATCAAATACGCGGTTAATTGTTACTGCTGTTACATGGTCGCTAAGATCAACAGAGTTAATCTTCACGCCGACATTATTATTTAGAAATACAGCCATTTGGATTATTCCTCGTCTTTCTTAGTAGATGCTGGCTTTGGTG